GTCGATCCAATTCTTTTTGAACCAATGCTCCGGTCCGGCCGGATTGCAGTTAAACCAGAATTTCGAACCTTCCACAGAGCATCGGCCTGTGGCCTGATTGACAAAGCTCTCCGGCATCAACGCAACCTCATCCAGCAGCAGCCCGGCCAGCGTGATGCCCTGGATCAGGTCCTGGGAGCCCTCGTCTTTGCCGCCGAAGATGTAATAATAATTCGTCACATCTCCCCGGCTCACTACCAGAAGGTTATCGGAGCGGCGATCGGAGTAATCGTAGCCCCTGGACACCAGCATCTGCTTCAGAACAGACAGAACATTCCGGCGGAAACTACCCACCGTCTTGCCGCACATCCCGAAATTGTGCTCCCTGAAGCTCTCCATGGACCACTGGATAAAAGCCAATGCCATACAAACTGTTTTGCCGGAACGGATGGCACCGTCACCAATAATTCCGTCAGCGTCAGAAACCCCGGATTCAGGCAGCCACCAGGTCAAGACCTGCTTCTGTTTCCGAGAGAAGGGCTGAAACCGAAACCCCGCAGGCTTTAATCCTCCTGCCATGCGTCAGCCGCCTCCCCTCTCAGAGCAGCCACAAAGCCATCCTCTGGCGCAGCAGACTGCTTGCCGCTTTCACTGCCGAACATCCCCAAGTGGCGGCCCATCAGCTGCAGTGCGCTTAGTTTATCGTGAAGTTTGATTTCCACACCATATTTACCATCTTTAATTCCAGCGATTGCCTTTTTCTGTTCCTCTGTCAGGCACTCAGTTGGCGTCAATATCACAAGGCCATTCTGTTTAACCTGAACATAATCCGTAGCTTTTGCAAAGCCGATAGCTGCCAGTTCTCTGAGCACCATATCCTGGGTAATTTCTGTCCGTACAGATCTGTCAGCCATAGCCTGTTGAATCGCCTGTTGAACTGAAGTTTTCTGAAGCAGTTGATAACCCATCTGCTCTGCAGTTTTCTCGCTATAGCCGGCACGAATGGCGGCTTGCGTGGCATTCAGGTCCACCAGATACTCTTCTACGAATCGTTTTTGCTTGTCGGTAAGTCGTGCCACTTCACCACCTCTCTCGCTCAGATCCACGCAAAAAGAGCCCCGGGATTTCTCCCAGAGCTCCTGTTCGCAATTTGTATTTTACATATGATACCACATTTTCCGGATATTTCAACCCAATTAATTCTCAACTTTCAGCGCAGCCACACATGGCGATGGCGAATTTGCGCAGTGCAATATCTTTCCGGTGGTATACCGTCTTCACATCCACGCCCATATCCATTGCCAACCGATCCGCTGCGCCTTTCTCAGGGTGGATGTAGAATCTGCTCAGGATCGTACGCTCATCTGCCGTCAGTTCAGCCAAACCTCTCTCGACGCGCTTCAGCCAACCTTCTGCGGAAATGAGGTTCTCCTCCATCTCCCTCTGCAGCACAATGGTGTTCAGAAGCATATCCTCCCGCTTTGACCCACCACCCTGAACCGGGGATGCATCGCCGGTGGCGCTACGGATGGCGCGTCTTCGGTACTTCAAGTCACGAATTTCTTCCGACAGATTCGTGATACTCGCCTTCTTGGCGCCGTAGTCCTTCAGCTTGTCCACGGCTACGATTCTCCAATTCATTGCCTATCCCTCCTCCCTGGGCAGCATCTCAGCGATCAGATTCAGCACCTCGTTTAGTGTACTCCACTCAGCACCATGGGCCTTTTTCTGCCGCTCAGCAATCCGTTCATACAGCTCATGCAGAACGCTCACCCGGCCGCTCTGGTAGGTATCGCCGCAAGCGTTCCACTTTTTCTGGCTCCCAAAGGTCAGAATCATGCACAGAAGAAACCCGAGCCACAGTCCCAGAGCAAGGCAGACGCAGCCGCAAATTAACAAATCACTCATTTCCGCCTCCATACTTCCTGTAAAACCGCCGGAAATCAGCCCAGCAGGCTTTGACCCAGTCCCTGTACTTCTGGCATAAGCTCCATTGCCGGCAGGATCCTCCTTCCACATAGGTACATCCCTTGCATGAGCTATTCTCATATCCGCTTTTCACATTTTCCATGATCAGCCTCCTGCATTTCCTTCCAAATCTGCTCCATCCGCTCCAAGTCCTGCCAGATCTGGGCAGTACACAGAACAGTGACCACTATGTTGATCAGCCACACGCACAGCAGAACCCACATGAGCGTGTCATTCATCGGGGTGCCTCCTTCGGCGGTTTCGGCATTTCAGCCCAATGTGATACCGGGTGAATATCGCCAAGAGCAGGAAAGAAAAACGCATTGCCCACGGTGTAGCACTCCCGGACAGGCGGAAAGTCCCCTGCATCGGTCATGTAGCCTAGAACGCTAACAAAGTTTTCCGGCAACCGCTCCGTCACAGGAATCCAGTTCTGGATGGTCACGCCGTTGGCGATCAGATAATCAGCCAAACCACCAACATCTCCCTGCATATACAACAGAGGGCAATTATCGTCCGTCAGCACTTCAACCAGCTTTTCTCTGTCAGCCATTGTCTCTCCTTTCTCCGTAGGAACAGAAATCGTCTGCATCCAGCATCTTCCAATCGCAGCTTTCCCAAGGGTGACACGCCTCCCCCTTTGACCCGATGAAATGGGAATGGTGATAGCACCAACCTGTTTCTTCATGCCAGTGCTTGCAATCCTTACAGTTAACAACTTCCACGGCATCCACGGTATCGGCCTGATTCAGCATCATAATTACCGAATCCACCGTAAGTACCTCAGAATGGCAGCCTGTCGCCAAAGCAATGATTCTGCGTTTTGCTTCATTAGCATCAATCAGCCGCTTCTCATTTGCCATATATAATCCTTCTTTCACATTGGGGAGCAGGCCGAAGCCCACTCCCCTGTTTTACTTACCGGATCACGGTCACATAGCCCTTCTCAATGAGATCTTTCATCTCATACTCGAAATAGCTGGCAATATTCCGGGTAGCCTCCAGCTTCCATGCGCCACCGTCTGCCTGGAACAGGCCAACCTCGCCCCGGTCGCTGATCCGCAGAAGGAAATCAGAATCCGGCTGAGGCACCTCCAGGAAGGTGCGGAAAGGCTGCAGATTCACTCTGGGCTTGATCTCCACCACAGAGTTCAACGCAATGCCGGACTTTGCCTCCACCTTCTGGGTCACGCCATTGTCGGTGGAAGTGACTTTGCTCTCACTGCTGATGCTGGACAGGAGCTTGAGCAGATATTCGGTATCCGTGCCGGGGATGTACAGGCTGCGCAGTTCAATGACCGCATTCTCATAGGACATATACTGGCCGATGGTGACCTTAGGCACATCCGCAAGGCATCTGTACAGTTCAAACCGCTCTTCATCGCTGTCCAGAGTGGTGAATACCGCAACCTCACGGTAATTCTTGACCTGAATGAAGATGTGCAGGCCCAGATGATCCTGTTCCTCCCGGACCAGCTTGCAGATGCTGTCCAGGCCGGTCACATCAATGCAGTGGGGCCGGTTCTTCTTGTCCTGAATGAACACCAGATCCTTGCTGGCATATCAGCATCCCGGTTCGGAACGCAGGAGCGGTTCTGCCAGATCCAGAGGGTTTCCGTTGCCGTAATACTCCACCAGATTGGCAGCCGCCAGACCATAGCGGTTTGCGGAATCCACCGTCATGATGGGGCCATCCATGCCTTGTCCGCGGACTTTTTCAGACTGCTCCGTGTGGTACTGGATCAGGTTTGCCGCACTCAGGATCTGTCCGCCTGCCGTGCGGATGGTATGTACAGGATCAGCCACGCTGGCACCGACACTTCCGCCTGTATTACTTAAAGTGCAGGGAACCATAACCGATTCAGCCACACCGCCGGTATATTTCCCGGTAATCGTGTTAACCGGCTCGTTCAAATCGTGGATGTGTCCATCTCCACCATGATTGCATTCCACAAGGAAAGGCTGTCCGCTCTTGATGGTGAACTTGTCCACTCCACGGATGATTCTGCGCAGTGTGTTGGGCTTCAGAGGCCGCTGCACTCTGGCACCGAACTGTTCTTTGATCTCCTGCCGGGTGGCAAAGATGGAATATCCGGGGACACTCCAGTCTATAATTTCAGCCGCAGACCGCCAGGGCTTCAGTTTCCCGGACTTCACCGCCTCGCTGTCCCTGGGGCCGTGGGTAGGCTCCGGCCATACAATGGGCTGCCCATCACACCGGGCAACCAGAACAAACCGTTTCCGGGTGGTAGGTGCGCCGTAGTCAGCCGCAACCAGTTCACGATGCTCGATCTCATAACCCAGATCAGACAGCTGCTGTTTCCATTTGCGGAAGGTCTGCCCTGCCTTTTTCTTCACAGGCTTACCCTTGCGGACGGGGCCCCATGTCTGGAACTCCTCCACATTCTCCAGCATGATCACCCTGGGGCGAACTTTTGCCGCCCATCTCAAGACGATCCATGCCAGACCTCTGATTTTCCTGTCCACCAGAGCTGCACCCTTCGCCTTGGAAAAGTGCTTGCAATCTGGGCTGAACCAAGCCAGACCAACAGGCCGCCCCTTGCAGACAGCTACCGGATCAACATCCCACACGGATGCCTGTAAATGCTCTGTATACGGATGATTTGTCCTGTGGAGCAGGATCGCATCCGGGTCATGGTTGATTGCAATCGCCACAGGCCGACCGGCTGCCAGTTCAATTCCGGTGGATGCTCCACCGCCGCCGGCAAAATTGTCAACGATGATCTCGTCAAATAGATTTGTTTGGCTCATACCAACATATCCTCCATAGACAACTGTTCAATGGCTTCCGCCTGCCGTTTGGCATCGATGTAGATCCACGGTTTTCTCCACTTGACACCGATGTAGTCGAACACATGACCCCAACCATACCAACTACCATCCTCCCTCTGGACCACCCGATTCATCCAGAAGTCCCATTCGGCAGGATTGCGCTCATAGAGGAGGTCAAACCGATGGGGCCGATCTTCGTTGTGAACACCGAAGCCGCACATGGAGCAGCCGGTTCTCTGGGCATCAGTGGTCTGGAGGATGCCCTTGTCATCTGTGATGATTTTTCCGTAAATGGTCGGCACAATGGAATCCAAATGAATCGGATCTCCAAAAATCGGATCTCCGGTCTCTTTGTCCAATCCGGTAATGGAGGGAAATTCCTGCCAGTGCTCCTGATACCACTGCTCCATTTCCAGTGTCAGCCGCAGAAGTTCATGCCGCCAGAAGGTAGCAAACGGGCAGGATCTCCGCGTTGTAGGACTGATGTAGTTGCAGCCATTCACCGCGAGGGCCTTTTCACGCCGTCCGTGCTCCGAGGCCATCAGCCCCATGTATGGCCATCTGCCTGTTTCTTTGTGATAATCATCACAGGGCTTTTCCTTCAGGTAATAACAGCATTTGTCAGATACCGGAAAGTCAGCCTCTTCGTAGCCCAGTTCCCTGCCCTCTTCGTCTGCGCCGCCGAACTTCTTGAGCCAGTTTTTCCGAAGCTGCATTCTTGTCCCTGTCCGGTACCCCCCCTGGGCACCGGTCTCTCCTGTAATGATAGCGTGGCGCACAGTTGCGTTTTCCTCGGTAGGGTTCTGAATCGTGCTGATTTTTCCAGCAATCTCCTTGGAAATCACGGGCCAGCCAAACTCCCGTATCACCTTCACCTTGGAATACCGCTTGCCGTCCTCTGCCCTCACAGGCTTCAGAGGAATCACGCCAAGTGCCCGGTGGATTCTCTGAATGCTTTTATCCTCCAAATTGGAAACCGACACCGCTGGAACATTGATTCCGATCGACCGCAGGAAGAGAAGAAGCGTGATGCTGTCCAATCCTCCAACAGCCACATAGCATTGTCCATCCACATTCACATCCCGGAAGAATTCCCATGCCAGATTCACCGCCCTAGACCGCTTGGATTCATAAGGCTCTCTCTGATTCTTATGGAACTGCTCAATGCGTTCATCGTTGACCAGTTTCTTTTCGAGGAACTTCCACTGGGCATATTCCTTTTCTGAAAGCTGCTCTTTTTCCCTCAACTCCTTGAGCCGCTCATAATCTTGTTTTGTCATATCTCAAATATCCTCTTCCAGCATCTTTCTGATGGCTTCCAGTTCATCCGGACTCAGTTCACGGTTACCTGGCACGGAGCTTTTGTCATCCGGAGAGAATTTCCATTGTCCACGATCCAGCCAGTTGACCAGATTCGGGACATAGCGTCCACCCTCTTTATTCCACTGCTCCGACTTTTTCCATGCAGCCAGATTGCACATCGCTTCCTCAAAATCTTCAGGAGAAAGGATCTCCATCCGAAACATCTCCATGGCCTGTTTAACGGCTCCGATCCTCGCTTCCGGATACTCCGAAATCAATCTCTGGAAGTCCGCCTCCGGGTTCTGTTCTGTTCCTTTCTGTTCTGTTCCTTTCTGTTCTGTTCTATTGGGAATCCATTCGGATTCCGTCTGGATTCCATCCGGATTCCGGGGCGCATTCAGAACGCCGCCCTTGTGCTCAAACAAAGTCTTGCATCCGTCCACCGGATGATCCGTATACCCCCGGTCGGTTTTTATCCATATTTTCTGTGCAATTGCCGGATAAGCCAGGGGTTTCAGCCTGTCATTCTTCAAACTATTGGCATATCTCCAATGTTTGATGACATAGATATTCTCATACTTCAGAAGGAATCGTTTCTCTACCAACTCCTCCAGTTTCTTCGCCCCTGACTTTACCTTTTTGGCAATTCCATTCGCACTGTTTAAGAATCCATCATCATCTGCGTTGATAGTTAGGTGATGGTACAGGCTTTGTGCACCATCAGACAGCGCATAGAACGCGTCGCTCTCCACTATCTTTCTGTGAATCATTCGCCTGTCTGCCATCCAAATCCTCCTATCTGGGACAAGCCTTTACGGCAATTCTTCGGGGCACCGAGCGGGCTACCTTGTTGATAAAATGCCCCTCATGGCTGGTCGCATCAGACAGATGGAGCAGATAGATTTCCCGGCACCCGGAAAGATCCAGAGTCTGCAGATACCTACACAAATCATCGATCTCCATGTGGGTATTTGTGATTCTGTGCCGGGTCTTTTCAGGCAGCCTCTCACAGCGATCCAGAATATTCCTGTCGTAGTTGGCTTCAATTGCCAGCATCGTCATACCGGGGAATTGATACGGTACTCTGACCACATCCGTGGCAAATACAAGCACATCGCCATCCAACCGACTTCTGAACAGGAAACCCAGAGGCTCCTTTGCATCGTGGAAGGTATCAAAAGGTACCACATCAATGGAACCAATGGTGAACTGCTCTTTATGAGAAATGGTCAGCACCCCGGCTGCATTCATTTTTTTGGCAGTGCCTTCGCTCATATACACCGGGATCCCGCTGGCAATAATATCACCTACACATTTACTATGGTCCTTATGCTCATGGCTGATCAGACAAGCGTCAAATGCGCTCACCCTGAATCCCGCCAGTTTCTGCAGTCTGCGGTGGGAAATCCCGCACTCCAGAAGAATGCGGGTTTCCTTGTCGCTTACGATGTATGCATTGCCGTGTGAGGAGCTTGCAAGGGAATCAAACCTCAAAACGGCGCACCTCCTGTACCGGGATTTACTCCGGGCCACATAACCTGAGGCGGCTGCTGCACTGCCATATTTGCGGGGATACCATCTCGGCATCTCTGAGGA